TCATTAATATAGATCTTAACAATCGATAGATTATTAAGATCTATATTAAGTATTTTATGGTAAATACTGATTATGTTTAATCAGCTCTCTAAAGTTAGCTCAAATTTAAAATCTGAAAGCGATAGGAGAGCAAAGTAGAAAGAATCTGACGTATGGTTACACTTAATTTAACATAATATACATAATGCGCACTTAGCTATAGCTACTTTAAGGTCGCCAAGCCACAACGCAAACATGCCACAAATCATTGAAATACTTGATAATCCTAGCCCGTTAAACTTTTTTGCAATGTTTTCCCACATTCCTTTTATGTGTGGATTTTCGTTGCGATCAGCGTGACATCCCAACAAAGCTATCTCTGGGTCAATTCCTGAATTCTCCGCTAGAAAAACTGCTTCTGAATCAGATATATAGCGTCTTCCTTTTCTCATTTCGCTGATTCTGGACGCGTTTACATTCAAATCGTGTGCGATTTGCTTGTCTTGTACGTAGTTTTTCGCCTTTTTGTAGGCATCTAACAGCTCACTTTGATACATGGGACTACCTCCGTTTTCTTGATTTTAGCTTAGTAATTACGGAAATTCGCATCTAGCAATTACGAAAATCCGTAATTACACTTACGACAAATCGTAATTAAGACCGCCTTAGCTTGGGGCGTTTGCCCTTGACGCTTACGTCTTGGCTTTGGCGGTCGCTCTCACACTCAACTAGTCAAGGTGGTTGTTATGGTCGTATTAGAAACTGAAGTTCAAAACGTCAACGTTAAAACGTTAACGCTTCGTCATTTCGCTGTGTCTCACGTTCCTGCTTTCAAGCTGTGCTACATCACTACAACAGACATCTTTGAAGAAGTCGTTGTTCCTTTCAATCATTTTGGCTACTGCATTAGCACATTCGAAAACAACCAAGAGTCCTTTGGTTATCTCTCGGTTGGTGATTACGAGTTTCGCTTTGAATCTGACGAACATGATGTTCTATGTCGCTTCCTAGGAACGACACCTTCGAACGCTACTGCATTGGAGGCTAAATAATGTTTGATGATCTATTTGGAACTTTCGTTCTTGCTGCTCTTGGTGCTGCTGTTTTTCTTGTTGTTGTCTCTTTCGAGGGTTCTCAAGAAATTAACGACCAACAATATGGTGAGCTTGCTTCCTCTTTCGATTTCCCTTTGACCCATTCAATGCTTCAGTCGGCGCTTTCCGATGGAAAAGTCAGTGTTGATGAGTACAACGATATTGCGAGTGCATACAACTCACTTACTGATAACAAAGAAATTCTGATTGAGCGTTTGGGAGCAAAATAATGGATTCCATTTATTTCGATGATGAACCCCAAATCGGAATCAATGTGTATTTTCCTTGGGGTCACCATTTCTTTAAAAACCAAGCTGAATTCAACCAGTTTTTGCACATCCATTACGGCAATGATGCTTATCAACTGGTTGAAATTACAGATGAAAATTACAACGAATTGCTGTTAAAGGGGGTCTTTCATGCAATTTAAAGATGAAACACGCCCAGTCAAAATTGACCACTTGGCTTTTACGTTTAACTACGGTGATTTACGCCATCTTGATAAGTCAAATGACCAAGATTTCATTAACTTGCAGATGCCTGAGTTTCGTCAACCTACTTCTAGCACTCCAGATGCCATTGAAAGCGCAATGGAGCGTCATAAAGACAAGGTTCGTAAAGTGCTCTCGCATCGCTTTGATGAATTCATGTCAAAGATTTTCGGTTTCCGTTTATCGCCTATGCGTGGCCGTGGCTTGCATGGCTATCAAGATTCGATGGTGATTCTTGATAAGACGGGAACCGTTGAATGTGGTTTGGTTGGTATTGGTGGCAACAATGACACGGTATTCGTCCAAATCAACGGTACTGGCTGTACCAAGCTTTTTGATTACACCACGCATAAGAAAATACATTTCTGGTTAGCTACGGTTCTTGGTGTTACTCGCCTCGCCCGTCTTGACTTGGCTGTCGATGATTACACGGGAGTTTTTGACTGTGGCTATGCAGAAATATGTTTTTACAACGGTGCGTTTCGTACGGCTAAGCGTGGTCGTGGTCCGTCAATGGTTCCACATAAGCGCATTACTGAATCTGGTGAGCTAATGGAAGAAGCAACGATAGTAGGTTCGCGTTCTTCAACCGTTTATTGGCGCATTTACAACAAGAAGTTGGAACAAAAAATTACTGACCCTGAGGTCATTTGGTATCGAAATGAAGTTGAACTGAAAAAGTGCGATGTCGATATGCTCGCCTCTCCTGCTTCGGCTTTTGCTGGTCTTTGTGATTTTGCCGCCAGTATTGAACCGTCTGAACCCGTCAAGTTTTCCAAGAACAAAAAGGCTCAAGGTTTGGAGTTTTTCTCTCGTATCGCTTGGGCTCGTCGCCAGTGCGGTAAAGCGTTATCTGAGGTCATTGCGATGACTGAGGGTGACTTAGGGGAAGCGTTTGGAATGCTTATTCCTGAAAAATACAGACGAACAAATTTTAACGAGCTAGGCGTACCGGACGCTTACGCTCATCTCAAATCCTTAACTTTGGAGAGTCAAGGCTATGCCAACAATTACAGCAGTAGTTATTAAGAAGTTCCCGAAATCGGGTATGGAGTTCGCGGAGCTTTCAGTTCTTCGTGCGGTTGAAGAAGTTGATGTTGAGAAGTTTCAACAGCGTGGTATCGGTTTAAACACTGATATTCCTTTTAACAAACAACCAATTCGCATCAATCTGGACTATGCAAACCAGTTAATCAACACCAAAGCGTTTGTACCCAATCGCGAATACGAACTTCGCTTTGATGTGAATATTGATGACCCTCTTGATATTCAAGTTAAGGAGCTCATTCCGCTTGATGATGATATTAAAAAACACTTTCAAGCGAGCCTTAAATAATTATGACTCTCTCAGTCTGTGCGGAAATCCTCACTGATGGAACGATTAAAGCTTTCCCCTACGAACCGTTAGCCAATTGCACGTTCGTAGTGGTGAGCAATGACGACTATCAGTTGATGGCGACTCGCGCAAACTTGGAGTTTGATATTGATGCAGCATTTTACGCTGAGATAACAGGTTATTTGCTGCTCTCTTTTGTGTCCGGTCACGTGCTCGGACGAATCGTTAAAGGGCTTGGTAAAGCCTAATCCTGTAAAACCTTTTGGAGATATTCCTATGAAAAAACTATCTGTTCTTTTGGCTACTGCGGTAGCGTCTGGCTCTACTTTCGCTGCTGACCACTCTGCGGCTATCGGTACGGCTGTTACTGAAGGTCAAGCAAACTACACGCTAGTTGTGGTTGGTCTGATTGGTCTAGCGGCTATCGGTTTTGGTCTTCGTATGATGATTGGCGCGATGCGTTCGTAATCACTATGCAAGAGACGTTAACCGCCATACTCACCCTACTTTTCGCTCTCTCGATGTTCGGTGGATTCGTTGGGGGTTTTAAGTCTGGTATTAACGCCTCCTAGTGGGGCGTTATTTTTTTATAAGGAATACAAATGAGTATTAAACAAAGCATTGCGTCACTGGTTATTTTGCTGAGTGTTTCGTTTAGTGCTAATGCGTCCGTAATGAAAGTTAACGGTTGGAGTGGTTACATTGCCGTTTTTTCTAATTGTTTTGGTATTAGCTCTGGGAGTTATGTCGACCCTCAAGGCGTAGGTAGTTGTGTTGGGCGCTCCTTTATGATTGATGGAAGAGAACACGCTGTTATTAATCAACGTTCTGGTAGCTATAGTCTTGAGGTTAAACACCGATATTTTAAAAGTGGAAGATGGAATGAAGATTGGTCAAGAGTTGATTTAATTCCCGTTTCTGGTGGCTGTCCTGATGGTCAAGAGCTAATTGATGGGGTTTGTAAGGAGCCGCCTCCTCCTTTCTGTGAGAGGCCTGACACAATTCAACAAATGGACGACTTTAGACAAGCCTGTTATCAAATGGGTAGTGGTTTTTCTCCTGATGTTTCCTGCTCTGATGCAACAGAATCTTTAGATATGTTTTGTGATGCTCCTCCACCTCAGGGGTGTACTCCAGATTCATCTAGCTGGCCTGCGTGCAAGGATGATGAAAACAAATGTGACGAAAATGACCCTGATTGGAATCCAGAATATGGAATGTGCTGTCGCCCAGAAAATAACTGGTGTGATGTTCCTGCTCCTGAGTCATGTGTTATCGGTGGCGTTAATTGGCCTGCTTGTGCTGACGATATTGATGTTGACCCTCCAACGGGTGGCGATTTAGGCGACCCTGATAAACCATCTGGCGGTGGCGGTGGTGGTTCTACTGACCCTGATAAACCTGAACCAGATGTTGATAATACTAGTGACACTCTAGCGGCTATTAAGGCGATGAATAAGGATGTTAACTCTCAGCTAACTGGTATCAATAACGACATGAACAAAAACCAAGCTGAAACAAAATCAGCTCTTGATGCTCTCAAGGCTTCTGTTGATTTGAATACCGATACGGTTGTCGATAATGCAAACCATGTGGCTAATGCAATTAATGGTCAGTCCGATATGTTGTCTGACATTGGCAATAACACAAATCACTTATTAACTTCTGCAAATCATCTTTTAAATGATGGTTTTGCTCAGCTTGCTAATCGTTTGGATGGTGTCGAGGCAACCAACCAAAAGGGCTTTGGTGATGTGGTCGATGCTATTGAGGGGTTAGGTAAACCTATGGTTGATGGTGGCGGTGGCGGTGCCGTTGTTCCCCTTTATTCAGCTACCCAATTACACAACTTAAACGCTGAAATTACTGTCCTTAAAAATGAGTATAAGGATTTGCTAAACCAGTACCGCGCCTACTTCAATTTTACGTCTGATGTTAACGGCGGTGATTACAACGCTCATAACATCGAACTCACGGTTCGCGGCAATGTAGTTCGTCAACAGAATGCTGTTATGGCAGCGTTACAGGATAACGCAGGAATCATTGGGGCGGTGGTTTTGTTTGTATTTGGCTTGCTAGGGATAAGAGCAATTGGAGGGGCTTTCTAATGTATGAGTTTTTTCAGTACATCACCAACATGGGTGAGACCATTCTTAACTATTTCAGTAATGCAGGTAGCTATTTTGATGCGGCTTTTGTGTGGCTCCAAGCATGGTGGATAAAAATGAAATTCATGGTGATGATTGAGTTTTTGCGTATCTCTTACTTGGTGGCGACAACATTATTAGATGAGATTGGTTTTAGCTCCCTATTCTCTGATTTGTTTAACTTGCTCCCCTCTGAGCTTCGTTACTGGGGGATATTATTTAAAGTGCCTGATGGGATGGCTATTTATGCCAATTGCGCCACTACTGCACTTGTAATGAGAATGTCGAGGTAACAACAATGGCAATTAGTATTAGAACGGGTGGCAATGGCTCTTATAAATCCGCTTACACGGCATGGTTTGTTATTCTCCCTGCTCTCAAGGCTGGTCGTGTGGTTGTGACCAACTTTGAGGGTATGCAGCCCTTAGAAGAAATTGAAAAGCGCTTGAATATTAAATTCCCTTCATCTGCTAAGTTGATTCGTATTTTCTCGCGCTCTGAAATTGGTATTGAACTTTGGCAGCATTTCTTCTGTTGGTGCCCTCTTAACGCTCTCATTGTTATTGATGAGTGTCAGGATATCTTTTCTAAAAACATCGGCTTTGATGGTCGAAAAATTAAATACCGACCTTTAGAAGAATTTCTCCCAAACCTACCTAAAGGCTATAAGGAGTTTTTCGATTCTCGCCACGTTCCTGTCGATTTGAGTACGTTGCAATCGTGCGAGATAGACGACTTAGGCGTGGCTGAATACGACGAAAATGGTCGCATAATTTACCCGTTAACTTATAACGAGGGCTTTATGCGTCATCGAAAATACAACTGGGATATTGAGTTGCTCTCTCCCGACTGGCAGCAGATAGATAGCTCAATCAAGGCGTGTGCTGAGCAAGCTTTCTTTCATAAAAATAGGGATGGTTTTTTCTTTGCTAAGCGTAAACCGTGGATATACAAACACCCTACCAATGTGACTAAACCAGTTATTCCGCAAAAGAAAGACGCAAACCTATTCCCTCAAAAAATCCCATTAGAGGCGCATCTACTCTATAAGTCTACAGGTACGGGTGCGGCTACTAAATCAGGTGGCTTGAATACGCTGTTTCGCTCTCCGAAATTCTTTCTAGCCTTGTTCTTAATGATTGCTTGTCCGGTGTATTTTATTTATGGCGCTATGGATTTACTTACTGAAGATGAAAGTCAGGTTTCAACAGATGAACTTGAGACGAAAACTAACAGCCAAAATTTGGAATCTGTTCCGGCTGGACGGGCTTCGACGTCTACTAAAGGGGATTCTGTTTTACCTAGCGGTGGGGCTGCTAATTCGAGTAGTCAGCAAGGCGGCTCTCCTTTTGTTCCTGTAACGGATGTTCTCTATTTTGAGGGGCTTCAATCTGCCTATCTGTCTGGTTTCCATAAGAAGACGATCATTAAACAGAAAAACGGAATCAACCTGAGAACGGCTAACTTTGATGTGGTGATTAACGCCTATACCGACGATGGGCTTTATTCAATCAATAAGCGCTATCTAGAAGCGGTGGATGTCCAATTTGAGCTATTGGATGAATGCTTAATGGTTCTAAAACAAGGTGAGCTTAAAAGCCTGATAACGTGCGAACCATCCACTAATGACCGTGGTGGTCGTGATGTAGATTCTATTCAGACAGATGTCGCCAGTATTGGCTCTCTACGAGGTCAAGCGATGAGTGAAAACTCTTTTTTGATGTGAGGTTTTGATGTGGTTTGTTGATACTGTGCGTGAAATTTATGTTTTGGTTTTATCTTGCTGTGGTGTGATTATGTTTGCGCTTTTATTTGGTGGTTCTAATGAATGATGAATATGTAACGGTAAATGATTTTGTCGCTGCTCTTGAGCTTATGAATGATGTCTATCTTTTTGATATGTTGTTGGGTGGATTGATTGGTGGCGTTATGGGAAGTTTTTTTACCATTCTATTACTTTCGAGTTGGCCCCGCAGGGATAAGGAGTTGCGGAGCGACGACGGGGCACCAAGCCGCCCACTTAACTTAAGATAGCTTCCCCACTTAATCGGCGCGGTTAGCAACCCAAACTCACTTGGGTTCTGCCGCCCTCCTTTCCTGCTAGACCATTCAAAACGCCCAGGGCACTCCCAAGTGTCGGCTCTATCTCATCTCTCCCATAGTTCTCCAAATCAATCGAGTGTCGAGATTGATTTTCCTATTTGGCGGTTGCCCGACAATAAGTGACGACGACGAAGACTGAGGAGGAGGAGCGCAGCGGAGGGCAAACCCCCGTTCTGTATCACGGGGGTAAATTCCCCCATAACTTAAGGCTTTGCACTGACCTAGACTATCTGCAAGCGTAGCGCGCCAGTGTTTGAGCGTTAGCGAGTAATGGTGTATAAACCCTAAGTTAATATGACTTGAGGTGCTTAATGACAGCATTTGGTATTGTTGCGATTCTACTCAGTGTGTTAGGAGTAATAACTCCTGTTATGGGCTTTTTGCTATCTGCCTTGTCTGGCTTTTTGGCAATATTGGTTTCTAAGAGGTTGGATCCTTTGGCCAATGCTGCATTGGTCATTAATTGTCTTAACTTAACCATTTTGTCTCCATTGACGGTTAGCGCGATGTTTAACCCGATGTTTGGGACTGGTTGGTCAAATATAGTTGTTTACACTATCTGTGTATTGATTCAACTAACTGGGCTTGTACTTTGGCGCATTAACTATCGAAAATATTCGTTGTTAAAAACAAAATAAGGGGCTGAAAGCCCCTAAACTATTATTGTGTTTTCCGAATCCTATTTAGTGCTCGAACGTACTTCATTATCTTTGTGGTTATCATCATGTCCGGCTCTGCTCCTATCTCTAGAAGCGCTATTCCGGTTAAAATTTCCTGTGGGCTTACGAGCTGCCCCGTCGGTAGTTCTAGCGCGTTCTTGTGCATTTTGAAATTTTCCCAAGCTTCTGAGGTGGCTAGTTCCCTCCCCTTGGTCATTCTCATCAGTCGTTTGCATTCGGGTGGTATGGGCTTTCCCGAATCCCATAACTTGACCACCCTCACACTTTTAAAACATAGTTTTGCTGCTTCTTCTACGCTTAAACCACACTCAAATTCACGAAAAACGTAATTCTTGCTCATTTTTCGAAAGTTCGTCATATATACCCTGATAATCAAAAGGGTGTATATGTAATTGATATGAAACATTATTCAACATAACGTCGCATAATGCGCACCAAGGGGTGGTTTGTTAACAAAGGCTAACTCTTTGATTAAGCCTTTCATAAGTGTCTGATAACCAAGCCGTAATTTTTTATTTTGTCGATTTCCATAACGCAAGTTGCTTGTACTATTCGTGACGTTCGTTTTGTGCAATCAACGAAAAACCACTAAAACCCTGACCGCCACATAATGTTGCGTTCGGTAACGCCCAAAACAACAAGAAAAATATTTTTAGTCAGTTATTCAATATGCGAGCGTTGTCATGTTTCACGAATCACTCCGCACACTCTTTTGGCGTGAGTTTGCCTCCATCAAGCAAGGCGCTGAATATTTTCACGTATCCAAACCCACGATTACTCGTTGGCTTGATGGCACAGTTCCTATCAATCCAATGGCAGAAAAACTACTGTTGATTAAAGCACTTGGTTATTTGCCTAATGATTTGCGTTGGTCTGGGTTTCGTATCTGTGAGAAACGAGCTGTGTTTATCACGCCGTCCGGTCGTGAGTTCAGCCCTAAGGAATTGGAAAGCTTTGTGTTCTGGCGTGACGAACATCGTCAGTTTGTGGAAATGTACGGACACATTGAGTATCCCAAGGTCTATCCTGCAAAGGAAAACGTTTTACCGTTTCGTGGCGGCCGTAGAATGAACGCCGCAGAATGTCTTGCTGATTGTAAACTGAAGGTTCACGAACCAGTTGTTATATGTATGCGGATATATTTTTCAGGATATTTGTAACGATATCGCTTACCGGTTTTTAAGTTTGAACGAGCAAAACGGCAAACTTTTGTATCTCCGCTTCCAGTAACTCGTTTTACTATTGCTACTTTTCCTTTATGTTCCATTTCAATCATTAAATCGCAATAACCATCATATTGGTCGAACTGCTTATCGACTTTCTTTTGTAGCGTCGATTTAATTTTCTTAGCCACTGGATTTGTTTCTGAATCATCGGCCAATGTTGACGCTGTGGGTAACAATAATAAAAATAAAGTGACAACGTATCGCATTCGTAAATCCATTTTTGATAAATGGACTGATTGTAATTTTTTGTGCGTCAAATGCTAAAACGGGACGCAATTTTGCGTCCCGTTTAACGTAGATAAGTAATTGATATGTCGGCTAAGCTTGTTTCTTGCCTTTATTGGCTTTGAAACCTTGATGAGGAAAAACATTTCGAATTCGTTGTTGAACTTTCTTTGGTACGTCTTTAGAAAAGACCAGCCTCATTCCGGAGCGTTGGTTGTACACCTTGAGTTCACCAGTAAATGGGTCATGTTCGCCAATATCTTGTAAGTTATGTTTAAAAGATGGAGGT